CCACATTCAAAGTCGCTTGCATTGACCTTGACCCTGCAGGGGACAAGGTCTGAACTTCAATCGATTCCTCAGAATCGTAAACTAAAAGACAAGGAAGTTTTGATTCTTCGATTGGAAAAACCCTACCCTCAAAAACATTTGATCCGGTTGTGCTTAGTCCGGTTACATCAGAAACGATCCTTTCCCGAATTTGTCGCCTTAAATGGTTTGCCATAATGCTTAATAAAAAATAGGCTTATTTTTTTCTTTGCATTATTGCTCCTCCAGCACTAAAAGCGTTGTCCCCTGGTATCCGCTACCCGAATCTTTTTGAACTCCTACAATCGAATAAGTAATTCCGCTTATTACAATTGCATCACCATGCGCCACACTCGCGACGTCTGAGGAAATCGCAAGCGCGGTAGGCGTGTTGCTCTCAACGTCCCGTTCCCCCTCCAGGGGAACGGAATTGAATGGATTATCGAAAAGCACGTTGACCGTGGACGCACTTCCGCCATCAGGCGTATAACTTGCCGCAACTCCGAAATCATCAGCTAGGAAGAAGTCAGAAAGATCATCAGCGCTTTCAATTCCCATCTACTCGTCCTTTTTAGAACGTCCCTTTTTCCTCGGTTTGTCTTCGGACAATTCAGCACGTCCCAGGCCGATCATTTGTCTAGCGAATTTCTCTGGGACTTCAACTTTCTCGCCAGCCTTTACATCACGACCATCGACAACAAACCCTTTGATAATACTGATCAACATAGTCGGTCCTTCATTGGGTTCGGGCGCCACCCCTGAAACCAAGCCAGCGCCCGTTTTAGTTGTTAACATTAAGGATTAGATGTTCGTGAGAACGATCCAACATGCTCGACGTTGCAATCTGCATCCACAAAAACCAGAAGACGAGTCCGCCCGTCATCAAATTCTTTGTGAACGGCGACATCGATACCTGGGCTCCAATAGCCGATCAGGAGCGAGGACCAATCCCCGAATATTGCGTTATTTGCTCCAGATGCGCCAAGGTCTTTTACTTGTGCAGAAATGTAAGCAGGGAATCCATCGATTTCGTTATTTTCCATAACGTATCGACCTGATCCTGAATCTCTACTTCGGCCTTTTGCATCACCTGCAAGCGTTGGGTGAATTGCATATGCCAGATTACCAAAATAAGCATTTGCAGACATAACATCACTTTGAAGCTCAATTGCTTCTGCCCATGTGATCTGATTGATCGTTGCTAATGCAACTGTTCCAACTCCAGATTGAGCGCCGCATCCGGTTGGACTATTCGAGGAACCGTCTCCGGTCATTGCCGCCTTATCTAATGCCAAGGCGCAGGATTGACTTATCTGACGGGCGACCATCGATTCGACATCCATTGAACTTTGGAGCCTCAATTGTCTGGATAAATCCACACGCAATCCATAGGTTTTCAACTGAAGCGTTACTTGGTCATAGGAAGGCGTTGTGTCTGACGCATCCGCTGACTCTGCAAGCCATCCGCCTGTGATTGCTTCATCACGTCTTGGAAGCTTCAGAATCCCATCAAGGTTACGCAAAACAGTTGCGCCAGCCCTAACAGTCACCATTGCATTGTCCAGATACTCGATGAATGAACTTGCATCTAAAATCGTTGGAACAAGGTTCGCACCATCTCCTGATCCTGCCTGAAGTTCGCGTGTTCCATAACGCAAAGGCGTTTTGATACGTCGATCATTCAAAACCTCATTAGGAATATAGTATCCCCGTGGAGCTTTGTTTTGCTTCTTTTCAGCGGCAAGACAAGTATCGATTTCGAACTCTGCCTCGCGTCTGAAGCGTTCCGATCCTGGTTTTGACATATGGTTGATTAATTTCATCCAGGAAAACCGTTTGGTTTCCTTTTTAGTCATTCCAATATCTGAATGTTCCTTCGGGCGTTTTTGAATCCGTGTCAGGATTTCTTGTGCAAATTCACCCTCGGATTTTCCATCCTTGATGAACTGCTCTGCTAGTTCCTGCTCTTTATGCTCCCGACCGTATGCTTCGATTTCGCGGATTCTTTTTTGCTCCGCTTGTCCTGCTTCTTTTATAACCGCGTCCATATCTACGGCGCGTTCTTGTACTTCAACTTCCATGTTAGTTTTTTTCTTTTTTGGTAATTCGATTATTTCGGTTTGAATCCGTGTTTCCTGGTCACGAAACAAGCCTACCGAATTATCGGCAGGAACAGTCACCAGTGACAATTCGTGCGGATTCCATGAAACCACTCTATATTCGGGCGGATTTTCTTTAGTCTGTTCCATCCGTTCAACTGAGTAGCCAACCGAAACGTTTTGTAATATTCCATCCATAACGTCTTGAAAAATCTCATTTGCTTTTTCCGATTTACCAAATCGAATTTGGGCACGTCCGACTTTTCCATCAATCCTGGCATTTTCGACAACACCAATAGGAACATCAATGTTGTGATTAAATAAGACTGGCGCCGCATTGTTCAACCTTCCCAGGTCTACCGATTTTGGCGAATGGTCTAATATTTCCGATCCAAAGCTCCGTTCCACCGGAGTTTCAGATGAAAAAGAAATATCTAATGTCCGCGATTCTGCGGTGATCGTTGATTCTTTGACTTCAAGAATTCGGGTTAAAATTCCTGTTTCAATCGTTTTCATTTGCATTTTCTACCTCGATTGTTTCTGTAGCTGGCGGGTTTACTGGTCCGGTTAGGTTCAAGCCCAACCCTTCGGCAACGTCTTTTTCTGCGGCAAGTTCTGCAAAAATATCAGTCCATTCCTCGCCTGCTTCGGCTGTTATTTTTCCGATTGACGTAACGCCCATCTGAAGGGCCAATTCTTTTGCTTTCAATTCCTTGAGCGGATCGACATAGCTCCAGCCACGCCCATGGAAAACGACTTCTTGAAACTTAAATATTTTACTAATAGGAAGTTCAATCTTTCCTGTTGTTATTCCCATCTTCAGCCAGTTTCTATAAACCGGATAACAGAACCGTGTAATCATAAATTGCTGGAGCGTTTTCCAATGCGCCTGATCCTCCTGAACGCCTGCACGAATCGATGAGTAATTGACATTTTCCAGATCGTTTGCAAGTGCGTTGTATGAAACGCCTGCACCGTTTGCCGCTCCTCGAAGAACAGCCTTGACGAAATCACTGAAATTGGTTGTAGGATGTTTCGGATCGAATGCCTCGAACTCCATTCCATTCGGTAATTGTTGGAACGTTCCAGGCTGGAAATCTGTCAAGAGATTTCCAGATGAATCCTCACCATCACCAACGAATCCTGATCCATCTGGTGATTTGAAAAAACCAATTGCACTTGCTCCAATGCGGGATGCGACCAAAGAGCTTTCTGTATAATCAGATAGAATCTGAAGTGGACGGATTGCAGTATTGAGCCATGGAATCCCACGAGACTGCGACGGGCGTTCCTGCATGAACAGATGGATTATCTCGGATGCTGGAACGCGTTCTGTTTCAGTAGCAAAATCGTAACTACTTAGTTGAGTTGGCGTTTTAAGTGCCTGATAATATGCGAGAGGTTTTCCGAACTTATTCTGCTCAATTCCCATCACAATATATTCATCATTCTTTGTTTGAATATTATGATTGATTGGAATTGCATCACCTTCTAAAACCCAAAGCGAAAACCCGAATGGATTTCCACCCTCGGCACGCATTATCCTGATGAAGCACTCGCCATCCCGTGCAAGCGTTTCCATGACAACATTCTGAATTCCCAACCAATCCTGGCGCCCATCAACTGAGACATAATCAGGATTTTTCGACCACTCGAAAAAGAGACGTTCCAGGTAATTATTATCAAACTTATCCAAATCACCCTGCGCGTTTCTGGTCTTTGCCTGAAACTTGAAACCACGTGGGCCGATCACATTTGCCTTTGTCAGAGTAATGAACTTTTTCGCATACTCTGAATTCTGGCAAAGCGACCTGGTGCGGGCGCGTATCGTTGGGAGTGCGCCTTTAAGTTCTTCATCTGGTGCGGCTGATGTTCCGGTCCATCCTGCAAAGATGTTATCGAATTTAGCTGAATCAAATTGACGTGAAAGATGGATCATCTGATCACGCGTCAATGTCTTTCTTGGTCGCTTCTTTTTAAATATGTTTAAGAATCCCATTAATAAGTGAAGCGTGTAAGGATGATACCGTTATGACCTTTGCCTTTTTTGGAGCGCTCAAGTCGTTTCTCTTTGAGCCATTCAGCACTGTAACGGTCGCGGAAAAGCAAAAGTTCGTCGATGCTCATGCGCGAGAGCGAACGTCCTGCGATGGAATAGCTTGATTGATCGACTGAAGCACGTCCCTCGATCACTGCTTCGATGGCAGTCAATACTTTACGCGCATGAGATTGAGGGTCGGCACTTGTATCGGTTGATATATTCTGGACGACTTCCCACTCGCCTGACTCAAGACGTAACCGTTCGGAAGATGATGTTTTTGTGACATACAAATTCCATTGATAAATGCCGACCGTAAAATTGGCGGTTGTTCCATGTGCTATGGAAAACACCCACTCGCCGCTTGAATCCGATCCGCTGACGGTGAAATTCGTTGAACCGCCACCGTTCAGCGTTGCTTTGTATGCCATCGAATAAGCACTGCTAGGATAATCGCTCACATATCCGTCCTTTTTCCAAGGCACCGTATCGCCTGCAACGATTGGCGAACCATAAAGCGCAAGCGTTGGCTCTATCGTTGGATAATTCGTTGCATCAAATAAGTTGCTCAAAATCGCCTTTTATGTGAAACACCTGAAACCCAGGACCGTCTAGTCCTGGGTTTCTGTTTAGGTTCCGGTTTACGTTGATCTTGTAATCGTTTCTCAACCATATTCGTGTTGACGTTCAACATCGCGAATGCCGCCAGATTCAATACTGCTAAATCAAGTGCCTCGTTCCTTGGTCGGAGCTTGATATATTCAATTCTTGGAATTCCCTTTGAATATCTTTTAACGGCCTTTTCAGCCGTGAGTTGGAAGCAGAATTCCTCATCGAAATGCTCTGGGATATGCCAAAACGCGGGTCCGGGTTCTTTAACCCGGAGTCTTGCGAAAAGGACTTCTTTAAGTGTGTTGGTCCCGACCGGAAATACGTTGCAATTCGCTGAATTTGCTTTTGAAGGTCTGCCGACTGCCGGGCGTCCTGATCCGCCGACGCCTTTCGATGCATTGACGCGGTTGCCTGCCATCCGTTTGCAGAATTGATAGACCGCTTGTGTCTCATAACCTGAATCGACCAACGTTTGAACAATCCGTATATCCTTGCCGCTTGGATGCGTCCACGAAGAACGAAGATAATCGGAAAGCTCATCCCATACTTGCAGATTAGCCGGAGAACCATAAAAGATTCTTTGATCGATGAAGTACAATTCATCGGCATGTGAATGGCCCACGACCAGACATTCAAGACGATCCGCCTGGACATCGACGCCGCTGGTGAGGACAAGAACTCCATCCGGTATCGTGTCAGAGTACGCTTCACGTCTTTCGATGAGAAAATGCGTGTCGATCTGATCACTGTCCTCCTCCCAACTTTCGCTTAAATACGTATTGACCCAGGTCCGTAATATTTCAGGATGCTTTTTTGCGCTCAGGAATTCACTGGCGGCTTGTCCGATTGACACGAACGGCGAATAGAGTCCACTGAGATGAAAGCCTGCCACTCCCGTACTGTCTTCAGAAGATCGCCATTCACCTTTTGTGATTGCCCTTTTCCGTTCAATATCGGTCCATCGTTCGTCACATTTACCGCATCGGTATCTGGCGGTTTCGGGTTTGCCATCAGACCAAACGACATTTGCCCAATCAAGAGTCTGAAATTCTCCGCAAGACTTGCAAGGAACCCAATACTTTCGCTGATCGCTTGTTTCATATGCCGCCTCAATTCTTGATTCGCCTTTAATCGTTGGCGTGGACGTTAAAACAATTTTCCTATTCCAGAATGAAACCGCCCGGCGTTTTGCCAAACTGACCGGATCACCTTCGCTCCCGCTTGATGCAGGGAATCTATCGACCTCATCGAGTAGAACCAATCGGCATGAACGCGCCGCGAGGTTCGCTGGACTTTGCGCGGATGCAAGCGTTATATGACCACCTGGAAAAGTCTTGTGCATCACCGTATTCCCCGTCGATCTCGACTTCGGGTCGCTGACTAATCCCTTGAGCGCTGGCGTGTCCCTCACCATCGGAGCGATCCGGTCCCTGCTCATGCTCATCGCCATCGCTTCGTTTGGAAGAACACAAAGAATCGGCGAAGGGTCGTTTTGAATATGGAATCCGATTGCGTTCAGGATCGCTTCCGTCTTTCCGACCTGGGATGCACTCATGATGATTATTTCCTCGATTTCCGGGTCTGAAATCGCATCCATAATCCCGCGTAAAGGTTCGTTTAAGCTTGTTTCCCATTGTCCAAATGCGCTTGAAGATTCTCTTGATAGTTGTCTTTCACTGTCGGCCCACTCAGAAATTGACATTTCTGGTGGGGTTGCAAACACCTGAAATGAACGTTCAACGATCTCATCAAGAAGCCTTTGATTCCGCTCTTCTGGTGTTTCGCCTTCGGGCGTTGCTTGCCAACTCGTTAAGGATTTTGTTGATGGCATTTTTTAATTGGTTCGTACAAATCTTGGGATCATCTTGAACCGCCAGAATCGGCCCCATCTTGTTAGGAAGCGCAGTCATTTTCGTTTTGATCTTCGCAAAGGAACGTTCCCACGTTTCAACGACTGATGCAGTTTCGACCAACTGACTTGCCATCGTATCGGCACTCATTTCCGCAAGCCGTGCGTCCGCTTCCATCTTCTTCGTCCGCGCTTCATCGAAATCGATTTTCTTTTGGCGCGAGTGTGGGCGCTTGTGCCAGTAACGATCCGCGACCTCAACTTCTAACTTGCCGTCTTTCGTTGGTACTTTGTCGCGTTCAATCCATCGCGAAATGTAAATCGGAGTTACTCCGCGATATCTCGCATATTCGGATTTTGTCACCCATTCGCTTAATTGTTTCTCTCTCATCCGTAACTAACTAATTTAGTTAGATATTTCTTCATCAATTAATTGCTAGCGATTCATTGAAATCAGCAAAACCAGATCG